TCGCTTCGCGGATCTTGATGCCGGTGAGTCCATAACCTTTTAGGCTGGTCGAGAAGCTATTACCTTTGGCCTGTACAAGCCGGAATAGGCCCTGACAGCCGGAGGTCTGGATAGTGGTGCCATCTGCAGGAGCATCGCGGAGGTTGGGCCAGATGGAGATAGTGGCATTCCCGCTCGCATCACTACTCACCGGTGCGGTGACTCTATACAGCCGGGGGAAGATGGAGATGTAGTCCCCAGTCTGCAGTAGATTGCTCTGGCTGGCGGGCCATCCACGAGTGACGACCTGATAGAGATTGACCCCGGTGCCAAAAACTCCCTGACCAGCTCCAGAGACTACAGGAGAGCCAGCGGGGGAGCCTTTAGGGGTGGCAGCCTTGGGATCTCCGAAGAGGAACGCATTCAGAGGACCTCGCAGGGAGAGGATGAAGCTGGCCCAGGCATCGCCATCCAGCCTATGCATGGGAGGAAAGGACAGCGTGCCAGCCCAGTAGGATGCCTGCCAGTCAAAAGTCTGCTGCTGACCGGTGTAGGTGTCCGTAGTGCTGGCTACTATCTCCTGAGGGTCCCAATCGATAGATAGGACGTTAGCGAGCCCAGTCGGGATCGGGATGATGTTGATGTTAGTGGTCCACGGCATCTATATATTCCCCTTATCCTTGCGGGACGCGACGCTGACGCTCTGCCATAGCTCGGCCTGCATCATGCACCGCCTGTGAGTGTGTTTGCCGCATCGCGGCCTCGGTGTGAGCAGCGACGAGAGCAGCATCCGTACCGCGAGCATCGATGACATAGGTAGGAGATCCACCAGCGGAGTGAGGTACTACATGAGAGCCTCGCGGGAGATATACCTGCTCTGGTCCTTGCTCCCCGGTGTTATAGACTCCACTCTGGAGTACATCGCCGCCTAAGGCGAAGCCACCTAAGGCATGACCCAGCAGGGAGCCGGAGCCGAATAGCTTTCCGCCAAACATGCTCCCTAGTTTGTTCGAGTCATTGAGCTTCCCGAGTAAGCCTCCGAAGAGACCACCACCTAAGGACTTATCCATCCCGGGGATGATCTTTCCGTCGGCATCGCGGGTGTAGATCGGGTTTGACTTACTACCGTCGGCCTTACCACCTATACCCAGACTAGACATGAGAGCGTGTTCACCAGTGCGGAGAGCACCTTGCGTGAGTTTGCCTGCCTCACCTTTGGCCATTCCAGACCAGTTAGTCTTCCCACCTGTGACCCAGGTGGCTATCTGTGAGTTGATGCCATCCAGAGCCTGCATCCACCTCTGCTGTATCTGGTCGGAGTACTGCTCATGCAGGTCTACTAGACGCTGACCGGACTCCCGCTCAGCCTCCTCGATCTGCCTGCCGACCTTATCAGCCTCAGCGGTGTTACCGAGTGACGCCCATAGCTGCTGCTGGGTAGTGAGGGCATCATGGGTAGCACTGTCCGCAGAGATGATCGATTCACGACGAGCCTCATAAGCTGCACGTGGGGACATATCCCCATTCTTCTCTCGGCGAGAGATAGAGTGCTCATCTCCCTGCATCTGTTTTTGCGCAACAGAGATGAGGTCCCTCTGCTCTTGTATCTGGTCGTGAACATCTTTGATGTACTCTTTCGCGAGTACTTTCTCCGCGTCGGCGACACGCTTGTCCTCTTCTAGTCTCTGCTGCGTGTACTCGTGATAGCCCTCTTTGAGCGCCTCGGTAACACGGTCATCACCATGAGTGGCGAGCTGTCCATCGGAGATAGTACCCGCGATGATGGAGCTTAGTTCGCGAGCCCTTTTGTCCGCCGCCTCTTTTGCCTTGCGAGCAGCCTCGGCGAGTTCGGTGGCGTGTTTTTTTTTGGCCTCGTCAGCCTCATTCTCCCGCTCCAGATTGCGGTGCTCGATACTCTCGTCGAGGATGTCACCCACATTGGTGAGCGCGTAGCTAGCACCCTTGAGCTGATCGATCCGCTGTGACCCACCATTATCGGCTTTGGCGGAGGCGATCTGGTCAGTCATCCATTTCTTGCGGTCAGCAATGGCTTGTTTTTTCTGGATGTCGAAGTTGTTCTCCGTGGTGGAGATCTCGGATGCAGATGCACCGCCGGAGCGCATACCGGCCAGCTTGTCGTGCTCAGCCTTGTCGATGTCGCGGAGCTGGCTCTGGAGATAGGTGATCTGACCAGCGATGTCAGTAGTGCGTGAGTTGTAGAGGTGCGAGAAGGACCACATACCTATCTGCTGCTTTTGTTGCACGTCAGCTAGCTTGGATAGGTCAGTATTTAGGGAGCTTCCCAGCTTGTTGGCTGACTCGATAGCCTCATCGATGGCCATCTTGAGGCCATTTTGTGGTTTTCCCTCAAACTTAGCTATCGAGTTGGCGAGTTTATCGTTGGCGAGCTGGAGTGAGTCGCTGGTGGACTCTAGAGAGAGGTTGACCGTCTCCCATGCTTCCCTATTTTTTGCGCCCGCCTCTAATGTCGTCTCAGCAAACTCATAAACTTTTTTGGTTACCTCGACGACGACGGCGATCAAGGCAAAAATCGCTACAGCATTGAAGGCGGCAGACATCGCTGTTGTGACACCGGGGAGCTTCGCAACAAACCCCTGCAGCACACGCGGCATGTGTATCCCTAGCTCCTCTGTGACGAGGTGCAGGCCATGCCGTGCCTCCAGCGAGTGCTCCTTCATCTGTGTCGCCATCCGCTTGGTGGCTTGACGCACTTCCTCCGTGGCCTTGGTGTACCCCGTGGACTGCGCGGTAAGCTCGATAACTACTTTAGGGTTTGGCATCGGGACTCACTATGTTTCGGTATGGTGCGAGAGAGCCGAATAAGACACCGAATTGCCGGGACATCGGCACATTCTTGGACTTATTTTCGGGGGCGTCACTATCCTGCATCGAGGGCATGTAGAGCCTCGGTGCATAGGGTTTCTTTGGAGCGCAGAAGGAGTGATTGACTATTGACGCGGTGCTTATACCGTTCAGCAGCTCCGCGTGGATGTGCTCTTCCCGGTTGCGCTCTTGCAGCGCATGAAATTGCCGAGGAGTTAGGCGGTAGAACGTCTCCTCATCTAGTCTGAGGTCATAGATGGCCACTGACCAGAGGTGCATCCATAGCTCGGGGGAAGTTAGGACTTTACCGCTTCCCCTGTGTCGTTTGGGCTTGTGGCCTCGGGCCTGCTCGCTGTGAGAGCTTTTGCCACGGCCTCGGTTACTCTGCTCATATCCTGAAATGCAAACAGAGCACCAGCCTGCTGCAGAGTCAGGTCAGGATTTTCGAGCAGGAGTCCAGCCCAGAGCAGGGCGCGGAGCTTCTTCGATGTGAGCTGGTCTGGCTCGAAGGCTATGAGAAGATTCTCTCCGACTTGATCCTCATACTCGCAAATGGCATTGAAGTCATAGGCGAGATGGTAGGTAGTACCTTGTAGCTCGATGGCTACGCTGGGAAGTGTCGGGTCTTTGCCGGGGACACCGGCTACGGTCTTACGGGACATGTAAGTCTCCAGATTTTATGGTGTGTAAGTAGGGATGCGGGGAGTAAGTAGCTCCCCGCTATCTAACCTAAGAGAGTTAGGCTCCGAGCGTGGTGGTGATGACTCCAGAGACCTTGATCTCAGCCTTGAAGGTCGTGTACTTGTCAAACTGGAGATCGACATTCCACGACGTGACGATGCCGGTGAGTGCATCCTTTGTCGCGGTGACCGCACCCGGCTCAAGAGGATAAGTCACGACAAACGGGGTACTGGCTCCTGTGCCGTATGCAGCCGCGAGCGCAGCCTGTCCTGGATCAGTGGGGAGATAGTTTCCGTCGATGCTTATCGAACCGTTGTCGCGGAGCGTCGCCATGAAGATCTTATCAATCGATGGGGTGCTGAGATCTGTAACATCTTCTGTGTCGATCTTGTTTCCCGTGTGTGCGATGTGCTTGATGCCAGCGATGACCGTAGGAGTCGCACCAATAGAGAGTGTTCCAGTTTTGCCGAGAATCGGAACAATAGGATTAGCCATGTGTATACCTTTCGAGTGGGCTAAGTGCCCAGGTGTGAGTTAGGGGGTGAGGGTGGGGGTGCGGCTACGACTACGACAAATACTGGATGATGTAGTCCGTCTGAACGCGGAAGGAGAGGAGGCCCGAGTCATAGTAATCAGTCACATTGGCTACTCGGATGTCCAGCACATGAGTACCATCGGGGAGGTCCCCGGTGAAGGACTCCAGACAGGCGCGGATAGCTTGCTGCGCAGCCTGCGTAGATGCATAGGTGGTGTTACTCCAGATATCGACTTGCAATCTGGATTGCTCGACACCGGCCTTACCATTTAGGTCGTACTCCGCAGTGGTAGAGATAACCTGATAGGTCGCGCAAGGGAAAGTAGCATCTTGCGGGAGTAGCACCGGATAGATGCCACCGGGGATAGTAGGTGTCACGAGAGCATCGGTGGATAGTTTGGTAATGAGTCCTGCTATCATGCGACCCCCGACTCTGGGATGGTTTCTCCCGCGACTGGGGAGGTACCTAGCTCCACATTGATTCCGTCGGTTATGGCAGCCGAAAACGCCATAACCGCCTCTGTATATAGCTCGTCAAAAACGGGACGGAGTATAGGATGCGCTGGTATGTGGCGGATGATCTTCCGTTCTGTGGCGAGGTTTTTCTTAGCTTTTGTCCGGCGTCCATGAGTAGTCAGATTGAACCCATTTTCGATCCAGTTTAGGACGTGCCGTGCACGTTTATCCGAACCTATGAAGGCTGTGGGTCCCTGCGGTGCCTGCATATTTATGGCGACCCCCATCGAGAACTTGAGCATCCCCGGGACAAGACGTGTGGTGTGGGTAGCATCCGTCACTCCCTCAGTGTTTATGGGCGCTCGGGCTACTAGCTCTGGAACAAATACCTCACCGCCAAACTGCAGAGCGTGTCGTAGGATGCGGGTCTGTATCGCCTGAGAGAGGGAGTCCAGCTTTTTACCCAGTTCATCGAGGCCCTGCACCTCTATCGTGATCTCTTCATCCGCGTATGCCATGGCTAATTACTCGTGCTTTCTATTTGCATGCATGCAATGCGCAGGACTCGGTTACGCTCAAGGACGTTGTCCACATCCTGAATCGTGTAGGTGTCATTTTTATGAGTTACCCGCTGTCCCGGCTGGATAGTTATCGCGTCGCCGGGGTAGCGGATGGTGATCAGGTGTGTCGACTGATTCGCCAGTGCATTCTGTGTGAAGGCATCCTTATAGCTCGCACCCATGGTGCTGGCGATCTTGGCGCGGGTGGTGAGGATGGTAGCCCAGGTGGAGATAGGCTGACCATACTTATCGCGGGATGACTTATCCGCTGCCTGCACAGTTACGGAGTGACGTAGATCGCCAGCGGAGAGGTATAGAGGGTTAAAGGTCATGCTCTAGGTCCTCACGATGTATGGCCGGAGAAGTGCAGCGACGCTAAACTCAGCTTGCTTGCTGGCCTGTGGGTCTGTGGCCTCGCGATGTGCGTACCAGTGACCTACGAGCAGCAGGATTGCGTTGACTATCGAAGGTGGAACCTTGGAAAGGTCAGAGCCGTCACCGTAACTAGCCACTGTGTAATGGATCGTGATAGCACCGGGATACATGCCCGATGTCAGAGGCCAGTAGGCACCAGCTATAGGGATCACCGAGCCGGGCTCACTGGAGGTATCTACCCTGTAGCTCGTCGAGGGCAGTGTGTGAGACTGGCCAGCATCATCTACCCACGTGACGGACTCCACGCTCAGCGTGCGAGCCATCGGAAGACGGATAGCTACCTCGCGGTACCACTCG